GCTGCTATGACTACAGTCCTTTCTGCTTTTTACGACGATGAAGGCGAGTTTGTGGGTAACACCACAGACTACGCTATCGACGTTGTAGGACTACTACAGGAGCCTACAGGAGCTACTCTAACCGACGACGATGGTATGGAGTATCCTGAGATGGTAGCACTAGACGGCTGGCATGTGAACATCCGCTTACTTAACGATGTTGTTCGGGATGCTGTTGAGGCTCTTGATGTATCACATGGTGTTACACCTGATGCACCTAAGCGTGTGTGGCTCTAATGACAACTTGGACTAGGCATCTTTATGAGCATGATTACCTAGCGATAGCTAAAGGTGAATCTAATGGTTACTCTGCTGTTCACAAGTTTGGTGCTAATTTCGACTTGGATGCTGGTTCTGTTCCAGAGACAATCTGGACTAACGGGGGACTGTACCCTTGGTCTGCATTAGACAACCCTGAGATCATCTATGTAAAGTCAGACGACAACAACGACACAAATCAGTTGGAGATTATCGGTCTTGACGAAGACTGGAATGAAGTCTCTGAGATAGTTGTTATGTCAGGTACTACACCAGTTGCGACTACCAGCACGTTTAGGCGTGTCTATCGTATGATCTATAACCACACAGGTGCAAATGAGGGTGTTATTACGGCTCATGCTGGCTCTTCTGGTGGGACTGTCGTTGCTAACATTGACGAAGGTGTCTCTCAGACCCTTATGTGTGTCTACACGGTTCCCGCAGGTTACACTGCTTACCTTGTTAGTTTAGGTTTTACTGTGCAAAAGAATAAAGATGCTCAAGTAAGGTTTTACTCTAGGGGACAAGGTGAAAGTTTTAAGATCAGGCACATAGCTGAGGTGTATGAGGCGCAATACAACTATATGTTTGTTGTACCCCTCAAGTTTCTAGAGAAGTCTGACTTAGACCTTAGATCAGCAGACGTAGAATCTAACAACACCCGTGTGACAGCCAACTTTGACCTAATCCTAATCAAGAATACAATACAAGGTGAACCATAATGGCACAATACGCTAATGACATCTTCACCACTGAGCCTGAAGCTGTCTCCCGTAGTATGGACATGGGCCTTGATGGCGTAACTCACGTATCTGACTACAACGGTCAAGCGGTTTATATGCCAGCAGAGAGCCATGAGGCTTATCTAGCTTACTACGAGCAGGGTGAGGCAGCAGAAGATACAGACACCCCCTCAGTGGACCGCATAGAGGCTCTCAGGGCTATTGTAGCTGAGGTACTCAAGGTAGACTTTGCTAAGGCTGACTATCAGGGTGAAAAAGTAACCCTTAACAAACCTCGTCGTATCCAAGGTGGTAACAAGAAGTTTGAAGTGTTCGTACAGGACGGTGGCAAGGTTAAGCGAGTTACCTTTGGTGATCCTAACATGGAAATCCGCCGTGATGACCCTAAAGCTAGGGCTAATTTCCGCTCCCGTCATTCGTGCGACACTAAGAAAGATAAGACCACGGCTGGATACTGGTCTTGTCGTATGTGGGAAGCAAATACATCGGTGGGTGAAATGACTAAAACTGACATTGAAGGTAAAATCCTCAAGACTGACGACGAACAGCGTATGGTCTATGGCTGGGCATCAGTAGTAACCGAAAAGGGTGAACCTGTAGTTGACCGCCAAGGGGACGTTATCGAAGCTGACACTTTGGTGAAAGCTGTTAATGAATTTATGGAGCATGTGCGGGTCGGCAAGGCTATGCACACAGGGGAACAAGTTGGTGTCGTTGTACACTCTCTCCCTATCACTAAGGAAATTGGTGATGCTCTAGGAATCCAGTCTGACCGTGAAGGGTGGGTTGTCGCATACAAAGTATTCGATGATGACGTCTGGGATATGGTTAAATCTGGTGAACTCGCTGCGTTTTCCATTGGTGGACGTGCTATGAAGGAGGAAATCTAACTTGCCTAATCTCCTAAAAAACTTGCACCTTGAAGAGCTTTCCCTTGTGGATCGTCCAGCTAATGCTCAGGCAATGGTATCTCTCTTCAAGCGTGACAATTCTGTTGAGGAAACAACTAAAATGACAGATGAAACTATGGAAGCCGAAGTAAAGGCAGACGTGGAAGAAGTAAACGAGGTTGTCGAAGAGACCACTGAGAAGGCCGAAGAAGCGCCAGAAGCAGAACTCATCGACATCGAAGCCCTTAAGGCTGACATTGCTCGTTTCACTGCTGAAAACGAAAAGCTCCGCAAGGGTCTTATTGAGGCAGGTTTCGTTATCACTGCTGAAGCAATCGAAAAGAAAGCTGAAGTCGAGATGATGGACATCGAAGGTGAGATGGTAGTTAAGTCTGACATCCCAGCCCCAGTTCTTAAAGCACTTGAAGCTGCTGAAGTAGCCAAGCGTGAACATGAAATTGAAAAAGCTGACATCGAACTGACAAAACGTGCTGGTGAAGCTCTCCCACACTTTGCAACTGATGTCGCTAAATCCCTCGTAGCTAAGTTCTACGAAGATGAAGCAATTATGGAAGCTCTTAAAGCCGCTGATGCAGCCTTTGAAGCAGCCATGCAAGAATTTGGTAAGTCCGATGTAGACGGCGAGTTCGCTACCTCTGCCGACAAGCTAGATGCTCTCGTAAAGTCCTACATGGACGACAACCAACTGAAAAAGAGTGAATTTGCCAAGGCTTACGCTGCTGTAGCGAAGACCGATGCTGGTAAGGCACTCATCAATAAATCCTACAAAGGGGAATAACAATGGCTGTTATGCAATCTCGTGATAACCGCACCGAAATCGCTGGTGTTGGTGGTACTACTCAATTTAAATTTGTAACTCTTGACGCTGGTGGCGCTGTTACTGTTGCTGGCGCTGCTGGTGAGCAGGCTTACGGTGTATGCTTGGTTGGCGCTGACGCTGGCAAAGCAACTACTATCTGTGTATCAGGTAAAGTTATGGTAACTGCTGGTGGCACTATTGCTGCTGGTGATGCAGTTCAAACAGATGCCGCTGGTGATGCACTCACAGCCGCTGCTGGTGATGTTGTTATGGGTTATGCCAAGGAAGCTGGTGTCGATGGTCAAATCATCGCAATCGAGCTTATCCAAGGCGGTAACATCGTAGCCTAACCCTAACAAGCATTTAAAGGAATAATATAATGCCTCTTTTGACCCCATCTAACGTACATATCGACGCACCACTGTCGAACCTGACACTTGCGTATGTACAAGAACAAACTAACTTTGTTGCTGACAAGGTTTTCCCAGTTGTAGGTGTTCAGCGTCAGTCTGACAAATACTACATCTATGACCGTGCGGGTATGAACCGCTCTGGTGACGTTAAGAAACTTGCTCCACGCACAGAAGTAAACCGTATTGGTTTGGCTCTGTCCAACGACAGCTACTTCGCTGAAGTATATGGCATTGGCATGGACTTCGACGAGCAGACACTTGCTAACGAAGATGCTGTGTTGGAAATCCGTGCTGCTGGTGCACAGACACTTGTAAACCGTGTTCTGATTGAGCGTGAAGAGCAGTTCGCTTCTTCCTTCTTCGCTGCTGGTATCTGGGGTACAGACGCTACTCCATCTAACCTGTGGTCTGACTACACAAACTCCACACCAATCACTGATGTGACAACTGCTCGTCGTACCATGCAGCTTAAGTCTGGTGGCTTCAAGCCAAACACATTGGTTATCGGCAAGGAAGTTCGTGACATCCTCATCAACCACCCAGATGTGCTTGCACGTTTGAACGGTGGTGCAACAGTATCCAACACTGCTCTGATTACAGATGCTAAGTTGGCTGAAATCTTTGAAGTAGAGAACTTCTACGTCATGGAAGCTGTGAAGAACGGTGCTGCTGAAGGTCTTGCAGAAGCTAACGCATTCATCGGTGGTAAGAACGCACTCTTGGTACACACACCTCGTGCATCTGGCCTGATGACACCTGCTGCTGGTCTGACATTCGCATGGAACAACATTCCAAGCGTAAACAACCTCGGTGTTACAGTTGAGTCCTTCTCGGACGATGCACTGAAGCGTCAGCAGGTTGCAGAGCATATCCAAGTTAAGATGGCATACGACATGAAAGTTGTTGGTGCTGACCTTGGTTACTTCTTCGAAGACGTTGTAGCCTAAGCTACTTACGACAAAGGTGGACCCTGAGCTTAATGGCTTGGGGTTCAACCCAACTTATAAAATACCATAACAGTGAAATAGGAATAGAATTATGCACCCCACATACTTGGGTTGGCAGGTTGATTGGCCTGTCTTCATCAAACGCCCCCTCATGGCAGACAGTAAGACATGGAGCCAAGGGGACCACTTTAACTGGTTAGAGCGAGGGATTGACGCCGATAAGGTCGCTACCCTGTACGCTTCTGGTTATATTCACCATAATACAGATTTAGAAGTCCAAACTAAAGCTGGTGACAGGTTGTCAGAATTAGCTGGAAAACAGCTAGAGACGCTTGTTAACCTCCTTAACGCAGAGGTTAAGGGTCGTACATCAAGTAACGCTGAGTTTGAGACCAAGAAATGCAAGAAATCTAAGATAGACGACAAGCAACGTGGTCTTATTCGTCGCTTCTTGAACAACAACAGTTGGATCGCAGAAGACTTCTACGTCATCCGAGACAAAATCCTTACTTAAATAACAGTGGAGACGACTATGAGTTGGTCTTATGATCCTACAGATTTAGATACTAACACGGCCTCTGGTCGTCTCAACACAGTTCGGTTATTGGTTGGTGATACTGAAACACTCGACCAGCAAGCTCAGGACGAAGAAGTTACGTTTGCTCTGACAGAGAACGGTGACAATGCGTATAAAGCTGCCGCATGGGTTGCCCGTACCATTGCCTCCAAGTATTCCCGTAAGGTCAACACAGAACTCTCAGGCGCTCTTAAAGCTGACTACAGTGATCTTGCCAAACAATACCTTCAGCTTGCTGATAGCCTAGAGTATCAAGGCAAGACCTCTGGTGCTTCTATGGGTGTTTTAGCTGGTGGCATCACAAAGACTTCCGTTGAGGCTGTGCGGGCTAACACAGATCGTATCGAAGGTTCCTTCCGCAGAGATCGTTTTAAGAACCCACCAAGTTACCAGACCCCTGAATACGAATAAGGAGTAGGACATGTCATTTCGCTCCTTTGATCTGCTAAATCTTGTGAGAGACTTTGGTCAATCTATAACATTACGCAAGAAGACTGCATCAGGTTCCTATAACCCCTCCACTGGCAGTGTTGATGGTTCAGCGACAACAGATTACACAGTTACAGGCTACTTCTACAACTACGAGACCCTAAACGTAGATCAAATCCGTAAGGGGACACGCAAGTGTGTTATCTCGGCTCTGGATGGTTACATCCCTGATGAGGATGACCAGCTAATTGGTAGTGGTGATGCTGTAGTTATCACCGCTGTCACAACGATCTTCTCTGACGGTAATGCAGTTTGTTATATCTGTCATGTGGAGGAGTAA